GAGATCCGTAAGAAGATCGAAAAACATGAGGCTAAGAGCAAACACTCTGCAAAGAGTGTGGATCCTAAGAAGCATGAGGAACCCGAGCGTAAGACCTCTAACAAGGCGAAAAACGCAAGGAAGCCCTATGCCGATTACGATCCGAACCAAGCCAACCCGAATGTGCTGTTTCAAGACGAACAGGGCCGCCTCTTCCGTCGCGCGACGAAAGCCGAACGACAGGATGAGATGTGGCGATGGGAGCACCCTATGGATACTTCAGCAAACAAGGATGTCATGCCCGAGCGCAAGGAGTCACTCTCGAAGTGGTTCAATCGCGTTTTCGAGTGTGGTTTCATCCTCGTGACTGAAAAACCTGAAGGTAAAACTATCTATACCTTGCCTCAAAAGCTAGTCAAGAAACGGAAGTGCACGGCGAAGCCTGGTTGTCCGTGTGGCCGAAATCACCCGGCAGCAAAGGATCCTGCGAAACAGCAGAGAAAAGCTCTAAAAGCAAAGGAGCGAAAAGCTGCTAAGAAACAGGACGCTCCTCCTGAGAAGAAGGAGAGCCGAGTGAATGGTCCTCAATTCATCATGAAGAATCCGTTCAGAGCAGTCGGATGGGCCCAAGCGGGCTCTGAAGGCATGTCCTATACGGTTTCACGCAATCAAATTCAACTTTCAGGACACTTGTTCAAAGCAACTGACCTAGCAGAGGTGCAACATCCTGTGCATGGAATGGCGCTGCTCAAGAAGTCCGAAGGTAAACAGATTGCTCGTGACCAATGGAGTTTCCCCCTCCCCAAACAATGGATGGAAGCCAAAGTTGAGCAATTGACATTGGCTAAGCCCGTTGTAGGTGAGAAAGTTCTCCTTGCAGCTTATGCCTCGAAAGAAAATGCTAACCGGCAAATGGGATCCCAGGACTCTGGTGTCGTGACTGAGGTTACGACTAAGGAGGGCTCGGAGCATGCGTCGGCAAAGTATACTAGCGAGTTCGGTAACTGCAGTGGTCCTGTGGTGAATGTTCACGGACAGTGTGTGGGCTGGCACAATGCCGGAGGTCAAGGCTACAATGCCTTCATCCCCGTCACTGATGCTGTCCTCACCAAACTTGGCGGTTCTTTTTAGGTGTCCCGTTGCCTGACTTTGAAACGTGGGCGCGATGGTATGCTAACTACATGCCTGACCGTACCGTGTTCAGTCTGGATCAAACAACGGGTCCATCTACTAAGTTTTACCGTCATTTTAAAAATGCCTGTTGTGAATACGTGGGCAAGTGTGACCGATTTTCTAGACAAAATGTCAAAGAAGTCGCGAACTCTTCGTTCACTGATTTTCTCAACGACAGATCCTTACCAATCCCTAATGCATACCGCATGGTGTATCCCAACTTGGAAGCGAGTTTCAAGTCTATTGCAAAATATGACAAAGAACAGCCGAAGTTGGATGAGCCTGTATGGGTGCAAGCTGGAGTTTGGACAGAGGAGCATTTTCGACCATCGATGGGTGGTTCAGAGGTGCTTCCCCTGGAGGATGTGTTACACGAGATGGATAAAACCACCTCGTGCGGGTATCCTTGGAATCGGAAATACATCGACAAGCAGGAAATGCTAGATGCCGGATTTGCGCAAGCGATGATGGAACAGTTCTGGCAAGACCTGCTTCTCCATGAGAAGACCGTACCTATTTGGACATGTTCACAGAAGGTTGAGCTCCGTGCTATCGATAAGCTGCCG